CTCTACTCTAAAGGTAGTTGGGTTAGCGGCCCAATACCATCCTCTCCGATTGTGTCAATGACACAGACACAGGAAGCCAAGTCTTTCGATATTTAATCGAATCAGAAATGGCTTCACGACCCGGGTCCAACGGGGGACTAATAAGGTCCCGCATCAGACGTTGGCGACCATCAAGTGTCGTTTCACGTTTTCCGTCCCTTAGGGCGGTGTGAACGAGGAACTCAAGGCGCTGTAATTTGTGTGACCACCGGTAAAAGAGGTGAGACTTGTTTCGAGTCTCCGCTACCCTCTCGGACGGTGCGTAGCGACAAACGAAAGGAGATTGATCGGTTCCCCAGGGTATTTCGCCCCAGCTTACGCGTAACCAACTCCAAATCAGGTTCGCCGCTCTCTCGTAGCCACGCTGTGACAGCTGATTAGCTGCTGAAGCGTAAGCCGCGAGAACATTCGGGTCTCGGTCAGCCGAGAAAAGACGATGAAGCTTAACGGGAGTCACTTCCTGACGCTTAAATGCGTCCATTCCGCAACTCTCTCGGAATTCACCGTCGACGCACGATTTGGTAGCATTTACCTTAAGTGCTACTTGCTCAAGCGCCTCTATCGTAACCCCGGCCTCGACTCGGTGGACGAGTATATCGTCTCCGTAGACGTAAACATGGGGCAACACCTCATTCAGTGGTCTTCGATGCTTTCGCATCTGAGCGGCAACCGCTAACACCCAAAATACGTATGCTTCAACGGGGAAACATAGCGCACTGCCCATAGGGGCAAACTTACCCAGTGGCAATACTTGGCCATCTGGAAGGGTGGTTGCCGTCGTTCGCGTCGCTTTTAGGCACTCAAGGAGTACCGGTACTCGCTCGAAAATAATCTCGACGAGGACAAGCGACACGCGGTCCGACGCTGCTTCGAGATCGAGAGTTGCGTATTCCCCATCCTTGTGAGACGAGGTTAATGCAAGTTCACGATTGATGCTTTGATCTGTGAAATTGATATGGCCTTTAGTCCAAGGGTGTTCCTCAAGGAAGCTCATTAGCTTTCGCCCAAGCCCCTGTTGGATATATTGGTACTCTAAAGGTTCACATGAGATCAAACGTGGACCACGAGAATCTTTTGGAACGAGTACGACTTTAGCAGTTCCAGTCATAAGGAACTCCATGTCGCAGATAGCGTCCAACGATTCCTCTAATGTATCGACTCCTTTCAACCCAAAGTAGGTGAGGTAGTCGTACTGCTGGTGCAGGCGATAGTAGAGCCTCTTAAAGCTCCACTTCTCTTCCTGTTTTTCACCAGTAGCCACTGCTCCTGGGCCGTGTCTCGGCGTGATTTCGTGGGGATCAAACCCTCGGAACACTGACTCTGTAAGGTGAGATGCTAATGAAAGCACTCCCTCAACTTGGTCAGTTATTTCGAAATCCAACTGAGACTCCGTCTCCACAAACTTACTGACGACAGCTTCCTCTTGCTGTGCAGTGTATCCCGTTTCAAGTTTGTAGAGAAGATAGCACACCTGATAGATGTGTGAAACTGCACGGGGGCAGCTATCTTCCAGAACTCGACCATCGACATCAAAGATGCGTCGAAAGTAACGCCCAAGAAAAGATGGGCGAACACTTCCAGGACCCTCCGCTGAGAATGCGCGGGGACGGACAAAGAGGCCCGTTTCAAGGCCTAATTGAACCGCTTTCCATAGCGACGGTAAAGTCACTGTGAGGAAAGACAGACCTTCCTTCTGATAACGTCGTGAGACGTAAGAAAGATCTCGCATGTTCATCAATGACGAGGTCTCGAGGGGATTCTCTCGAATAAGCGACCTTACAAGGTCGACATAGTTACCTACGTCAGCACGGCTTTTCAGAGCTCCCATAGGGGGTAATTCCTCCGTGAATGCTCATCTCAAATGCCTGCAGTAGAGAGACCCCTCGAAAGAGGGGTCCCTGATAACTACACCGTCGTTAAACGACGGTCAGAGAATCAACCGAATATCCTAACCCATATTGAGCAGGATATCGTCTGTCTTATCAATTCCCTCTTGATTTGCGGTTGTCAAGCCGGTCATCGCAAAGTCATCGGCAAGAAAGACGCCAAACACGGCAGCCAAGGCTTGCTTGACATGGGTGTTGGTCACCGAAGTATGTTCTGGTTGACCGATTGTGAGACTAACAGTCAGCAAATGCTGAACGCCGTCTGAATCGACAACCGTTACACGGTTGATAACGTTGTGGCGATTAACCGCGTCTGCATTTTTAGGCGCAGAGCGTTCATGACGAATGGCCAGGGTATCAGGGGCTGCAAGCGTGCTCGCAGTATTGATACGGACTACGCCACCACCAGGTTGCACGGTAAGTGCAAAGGTCTTCTCGCCCACAGTGATAGTGGGGTCTAGAGGCATGAGATGAGGAATTTCCTTGTTTCAAGTGCTAGAATCGGGACGTCCCGAATAGCAAGGCCAATGACAAAATCAGCTGTTGTGGAGACATTGAGAAAGGATCGAAGTTCAGAGCGAACTCCGGCCAACCAATTCTCCTCCGACGACGGTTTAACCGCATGGTACCGACAGAGCTGGATTGTATCCAACCCCCTTGAATGTCACGTTGCCGCAGAACGTATTCGGAAAAATCGTTCACGGTATATACGACGTCGTACACATGCCACTCCCCTTGAAAGGGCTGGGCAGTGATCGAATCAAAGAGGCCTGAAACATCCGTTACCCAATCAACAACAAAGCTGAAGGGGACGGTTTCCCAGACTACCTTTAATGGGTTGTTAAAACCCGTCGCAGCCGCGATGGCGCGAAGATACCCGCTTACAGAGTCAAGACCCTGTAGGAATTGGGTTAGACGTGCGGTAAAACGAACGTCGGTTCTATGAAAGCGTTGATAGCCTTCAAAGAAACCCATGGGACCTATGAACGGAATCGTACCCGTCCAATCTCGCCACACAGGAATGGGGACAACGTCTTTTCGTACAAACGATAGGCGTGTTTCCTTTCCCCAGGAATCGCGAAGTTGCTGTAATCTCTTGTTAATCGTCGACACTAAGTTCGAAAGATTATAAAGATCCCCGATAAAGGGAGCACCCCCGAATTCCCAAGCTAGATAAGAGCCAGCTATCCCATTAACGGACAAGCGCTCCGCAAAGGTTAACAAACCCTTTGCTAGCCCGGCAACCTCGCCAAACTCATAGGCGAAGTTGGGGACCGACAGTTGTTGTGGCATTTGATCCACGAACTGTGTACGCGCTTCAGATGCTAAGCTGGAAAGCTCAACATCAGTCAACGTGGGCAGGAGATCCTGGGCTGCACCAAGTTGGTTGTCCAACACGGTCAGCGCGGTACCAGGACTTAACAGCTCGACGTATTGGATGCCAACGTCCCATGGCCAGTTGCTACGAGTTCCGGTATAATTGCCGGAGACATCGATAGTAAATCGGTCCATCGGCTTGACACCAAAGCGACCGTTCTTCGATGGGAGATTATGCCCAACGAAGTCGTGCATCTCAGAAAACTTAGCTCCGAGGAGCATGTCACCGAGATCCGTAGTTACGGTATTCCCGCTGAACGGACCGCCGTGCAGGCGCTCCGTTAGCAAGAGAAGCTGTCCCGGCGTTCGCCGGATGCGTTTCCGCATACTCCCTCCTTTAAACACCTTACGATTAGGTGTAAAGAATTCATATTTCAACGTTCCTCTTTTGGAGAAATGGCTGAAACATGCCTTAGAGATGCCCTTTTGG